CAAAAAGCGGGTGATTATCAACATCGCGCCGCGTATGGGCAAGTCAGAATTCTCCAGTTACCTCTTCCCTGCCTATTTTTTAGGCAAATACCCCCAGAAGAAGATCATCATGGGCACGCACACTGCGGGCCTGTCAGAGGATTTCGGCCGGCGCATCAGGAACTTGCTCGATGGTGACGAATATAAAGAGGTCTTTCCAGCCACAGTGGTTGCAGATGACCAAAAGGCGGCGGGCAAGTGGAGTACCAGCGTGGGGGGTCAATACTACGCCGCAGGCGTAGGTGGTGCTCTTGCTGGTCGTGGCGCTGACCTATTTGTTATTGATGATCCTCACTCTGAGCAGGACGTAAAGACCAACAGCCGACTGGCCTTTGATACAGCGTGGTCGTGGTTCCAGACAGGTCCGCTGCAGCGTCTGATGCCGGGGGGCGCGATCATAATCATTATGACGCGCTGGTCTCTCTTGGACCTCACGGGACGCCTGATCGACTACCAGATCAAAAATCCAAACTCCATTCCGTGGGAAATCGTGGAGCTGCCGGCCATCCTGAACGAGGACACGCCAGAAGAGAAAAGCCTCTGGCCCGAGCAGTGGCCCCTCGACTCGCTCAAAGCCACAAAGGCCAGCCTAGACCCCCGGTACTGGAACGCCCAGTACATGCAGCAGCCCACGAGCGAGAACTCAGCCATCGTGAGCCGCAAACACTGGCGTATCTGGCAGGGCGATGACCCGCCCGTCTGTGACTATGTGATCCAGTCATGGGATACGGCCTTTGAGACCAAGAACAGCGCTGACTACAGCGCCTGTACAACTTGGGGGGTTTGGTACAACGAGGAAGAGGGCAACAGCCCGCAGGTGATCCTGCTCGATGCGTTCAAAGACCGGATGGCCTTTCCTGAACTCAAGGAAACCGCCCTCAAGCACTACAAAGAGTGGAAGCCAGACGCGTTCATTGTGGAAAAGAAAGCGGCTGGAGCGCCGCTTATCCAAGAGCTACGCAACATGGGCATCCCCGTGCAGGAGTTTTCACCGAGCCGGGGAAATGACAAAATGGTGCGTCTGAACGCCGTGGCGGACTTGTTCACTTCGGGCAAAGTTTGGGCTCCGGACACGCGCTGGGCGCGTGAAGTGATTGAGGAAGTAGCATCTTTCCCGGTAGGCGAGCACGACGACTTTGTGGACACGACCACGCAAGCCCTTCTGCGCTATCGCCAAGGCGGGTTCATATCCCTCGACTCGGATGAGAAAGAGGACACGTTTTTCCAACGTCGCAAGGCGGCGTATTACTAAGGATTCCTGATGGCCACGAACATCGACAAAGCGCTTTTTCAAGCCCCGCAAGGGTTGGAGTCCGAGGCCGAAGGCGCGGAACCCATTGAGATCGAGATCATTGATCCCGAAGAAGTAAACATCCGCGCAGGCGATCTTGAGATCAGTATCGAGCCGGGCGAGCCGTCCATCGACGACTTCAACGCTAACCTTGCCGAGTACCTGCCAGAGGGGTTCATCTCCACGATGGCCAGTGAGTTGGCCAGCGACATCGACAACGACCGCAACAGCCGCAAGGACTGGGAGAAGGCGTATGTCACCGGGCTAAAGCTTCTCGGACTCCAAATAGAGGAACGCACAGAACCATGGGATGGCGCGTCGGGGGTGTTCCACCCGATGATCACCGAGGCAGTGGTGCGCTTCCAGAGCGAGACGATCACGGAGACCTTCCCGGCACAGGGTCCGGTCAAGACCAAGCTGGTGGGCAAGCAAACGCCTGAGAAACAAGAAGTGGCAGTCCGTGTGCAGGACGACATGAACTTCCAGCTCACGGAGAAGATGCACGAGTTTCGCCCTGAGCACGAGCGCATGCTGTGGAGCCTGCCGGCCACGGGCTCGGCGTTCAAGAAGGTGTACTTCGATCCCAATCTGGGACGCCAAGTTTCGATCTTCATCCCCGCCGAGGACATCCTCCTGCCCTACGGCACCTCGGACATCCAGACTTGCTACCGCGTCACGCACCAGATGCGCAAGACTGAGGACGAGATCAAGAAGCTGCAGATCGCTGGGTTCTACCGCGACGTGGACATCGGCCAGCCGGACAAGGCCATCGACGAGATCAACAAAGCCAAGGACAAAGAGACGGGCTTCACTGACCTGAACGACGACAGGTTCCACCTGCTGGAGTCCCACGTCGATCTGTGCATCCCTGAGGACCCGATGTGCATCCGGGACGAGGACGGGGAGCCCGCTGGCATCAACCTGCCCTACGTGGTGACGTTCATCCGTGGCACGAACACCGTCTTGTCGATCCGCCGTAACTGGAAAGAGATCGACAATCTGCATCTCAAGCGCCAGCACTTCGTGCACTACCAGTACATCCCGGGCTTCGGGGCGTATGGCTTCGGTCTGTTCCACCTGATCGGCGGCTTTGCAAACAGCGCCACTAGCTTGATGCGTCAGCTCATCGACGCGGGCACCCTCTCTAACTTGCCGGGCGGTCTGAAGTCCCGTGGTCTGCGGATCAAAGGCGACGACACCCCGATTGCGCCCGGTGAATTTAGGGATGTCGATATTGGCTCGGGCGCTCTGCGGGACAACATTCTTCCTCTCCCCTATAAAGAACCATCGGCTACGCTGTTCAACTTGCTGAACACGGTTGTGGAGGAGGGCCGGCGCTTCGCAGCGACTGCGGACATGAAAGTGTCCGACATGTCCGCACAGGCTCCCGTTGGTACCACGCTGGCACTGATCGAGCGTCAGCTCAAGGTCCTCACGGCTGTGCAGGCTCGGGTGCACTACGCGCTCAAGCAAGAGCTGCAACTGATCAAGAACCTGATCCGCGACTACACGGACGACGCGTACACCTACGACCCCGACTCCAACGACGGCGCACCGCGTCAGGTCAAGCAGTCGGACTACGACATGGTGGAGGTCATCCCCGTCTCGGACCCCAACGCTGCCACGCTGTCCCAGCGCCTCGTGCAGTACCAAGCGGTCATTCAGCTCTCGCAAACCGCGCCGGACATCTACAACCTGCCGCAGCTCCACCGTGGGATGCTGGAGGTGTTGGGTATCAAGAACGCGGACAAACTCGTGCCCCTGCCGGAGGACCAGAAGCCCAAGGACCCGGTGACTGAGAACATGGCCTGTCTCAAGGGCGAGCCGCTCAAAGCGTTCCAGTACCAAGACCACGAGTCCCATATCAAGGTGCACATGTCGGCCATGCAGGACCCGATCATCATGCAGCTTGTGGGACAGAACCCCCGCGCTCCGATGATCCAAGCAGCCATGATGGCGCACATCGCCGAGCACGTTGGCTTCGCTTACCGCCAGAAGATCGAGCAGCAGCTGGGCATGCCCCTGCCACCCGAGGACGAGAAACTGCCGCCGCAGATCGAGCTGTCGCTGTCTCAGATGATGGCCCAAGCCGCGCAGCAGGTGCTCCAGCAAAACCAAGCCATGGCGGCGCAGCAACAAGCTCAGCAGCAGGCGCAAGACCCGGTGCTCCAGATGCAGCAGAAGGACTTGGAGATCAAAGAGAAGAAGGTGCTGGCCGACGCGGCTGCCAAGGCAGACGACCTCGAACTGCGCAAGCAAGAGCTGGATGCGCGCATGGAGTTGGAAGGCCGCAAGCTTACGGTGCAGGCTCAGAAAGACATGCTGACTCTGGCCGCCAATCAAGAACGAGAAGGCGTCCGCATGGGCGTCGATATCGCAAAGAGCAAAGCCCAAGCGGCGGCGCAAGCCCGTGCGCAAGCACAACAACAGAGGACCAAGCCTACTAAATGATCCAAGACTTCGCACGCGTACTGCGCGACAAGATACGCACCGACATGAACAACTACGCCGATGACTTGGCCGGCGGGGCATGTCGCTCTTTTGACGAGTACCAAAAACTCTGTGGTGTCATTCAAGGTCTAGCCACTGCAGAGCGCCATCTCCTCGACCTTGCAGAGAAAGTTGAAAAATCAGATGAGTGAAATCATTCTGCCGCCGGGCATTACGTTGCCCAAGCACGTCCAACCTCTTGATGCCCCTGAGGCGGATGCAGACAACGAAACCAAGGCCACGGCTTTGCCAACGCCCGCCGGTTACAAGCTGCTGTGTATCGTCCCAGAAGTTGATGAGAAGATTGCTGGCACGTCCCTCGACCTCGTTCGAGATGCCGCGACTTTGCGAGTAGAAGAACACGCCACCACAGTGTTGTTCGTGCTCCGAGTCGGCCCCGACGCGTACAAAGATACCGCCAAGTTCCCCACAGGTGCGTGGTGCAAGGAAGGTGACTTTGTTCTCGTGCGTACCTACACCGGCACGCGGTTCAAGATTTTCGGAAAAGAGTTCCGAGTCCTGAACGACGATCAGGTGGAGTGTGTTGTTCAAGACCCTCGCGGGCTCACCCGCGCATAAGGAGAGTTCATGTCTGAATATAAGTTTCCCGACGAGCAAGACGACAACA